GATCGAAGTATAAGAAAGGACGCGCGATGGTCAAAAAGAAGACCAAAACTCCTCGAACTCCCGAGGAAGCTGAGCGATTGGCGATCAGTGCTGCTATGGAACTTGCTACTCAGCAGATTCTTGACGGTACTGCGAGCAATTCGATGATCATTCATTTTCTCAAGCTGGGCTCCAGCCGCGAAAGACTTGAGCAGGCTCGCCTTGAGGCAGACACGACTCTTGCTCGAGCAAAGGTTTCAGCACTTGAGTCTGCTGCCCGTACCGAGGAACTGGTTCAGGAAGCACTGGCAGCCTTCAAGGTATATTCTGGAGATTCAGATGCGGAGCTATGACGAACTCAGACACCTACACACGTTCGAAGAACGTCTCGAGTATCTCTCACTAAATGGAGCATTTTTCGGCGAGACCTTCGGTGGATCCAGGTGGCTGAATCAGAGTTTCTACCAAAGCGATATTTGGCGAGAGGCTCGCACCCAAGTTATCGCGAGAGATCTTGGATGCGATCTCGGCCTCGAGGGTTATGAGATTCATGACGGCATTGTTGTGCATCACATCAACCCTCTAACGCCTCGTCAGTGTGAGAATTTCGACCCATGTATGTGGGACACCAACAATCTTATTTGCGTGAGTCGAGATACACATAACGCAATCCACTACGGAACCAAGGCATTGGCTCTCGACAATTTCGATCCAAGATCGCCCGGTGATACAAAACTATGGTAGGAGGCTAAATGTCAATTCTACACGACACAAAGACCTACCTCGGGTTGATGGAGGATGACACTTCATTCGACAGCGAAGTTGAGGACGCCATTGACAATGCTTTGGCGACCGCGACGCAGCTAAACCGCGAAGTTGGCAACTTATCGTCCGAGGCAGATTATCCCACGACGACTCTTGGACGGATTCTACGTCAGTATGTGAACTTCTCAGTTCGATTGATGTTCGATCCGCCGCAGACCTCGTTCGCCATCAAGGCGGTCGAGGCGTTGCAGAAAGAAGCGGAGTGGCGACTGACCATTCAATGATGGGAGAAATCATGAGCGAAGATTATCTGTCTCATTACGGCATCCCCGGCATGCGGTGGGGCGTCCGTAAGAAGACTGAATCCTCTGGCGGAAGCGGGCTACGCTCCGTCGAAGAAAAGAAGAAGATCGGCGAAGCCATCAATGCGGAGGCATTCCGAAAGGAACGAGCAAAAGCTGAGAAGGCTGCCGAGAAGGAACGCAAGAAGCACGAGTCCGATCTCAAGAAGGCGGCCAAGGCAGCGGCCCGGGGTGCTAAGAAGGCAGCGTCTGCGCTCAAGAAGGGCGCAAAGGCCGCTTCCCAGAAGCATGCTGAAAACAAGGCTGCTCGGGCTAAGGCTGCTGCAGAGAGGGCGCGCAAGAAGCTCGAGAATCAGAAGCTGAAGGAAGCTCGCAAGGCAGAAGCCGAACGCAAGAAGAAGCAGAAGGAAGCCGAGCGCGCCGAGAAGAAGCGAATCGCTGACGAGAAGAAGGCTGCGAAGGAAGCTGAGAAGAAGCAAAAGGAACTCGAAAAGCAGAAGGTTCCTAAGGGAGGCATTCCGGCTGACTTGCGTAAGGAAGCTCCTCGTCGTCTCTCATCCACGGATCTGATCGAGCAAAATAAGCGACTCAATCTTGAGAAGCAGAACTATGAACTCAAGGAGAAGCTCCGGGAATACGAGAATCAAAATAGGAGTGCTCTAGCCAAGACGGCCGATCTCTTCGTCGACGAGGCTCGCAAGAACCTGACGAAGTACGCAGCTAAAACTGCCACTGACATGCTCACAGCGGCTCTCGACTCCAAGCTCAAGGGCACCGAGTATGAGGGTATCGCGAAGATGGCCAAGGATTCGTTCAACCTCGACGCAATCCTTAAGAATTCGGTCGGTAAGAAGTAGGTATGGCACTATCAAATACTGCCACACCTAAGTATTACGCCCAGTTTCGTGAAAAGGTCCTAGCCGGAGAGATTCCAGTATCGCACACCATCGAGATGGAGATGAATCGGATCGACGACTTGATCGCCAACCCGAGATACTTCTACGACGATGGCGCTATCGACGGTTTCATCGCTTTCTGTGAAAACGAGATGACCCTTGTCGATGGTAGTGACTTGAAACTGCTCGATTCTTTCAAGCTCTGGGCCGAGTCACTACTTTCGTGGTTCTACTTCGAGAAAGTGACGAAGTTTATTCCCGACGAGACTGGCCACAATGGTCGGTATGTTCAGGTCGACGTTAAGCGGCGCTTGGTTAACAAGCAATACCTTATCGTCGCGCGTGGAGCGGCCAAGTCTATGTATATGGCATTCATCCACGCATACTTCCTGACCATCGATCCGACCACGACTCATCAGATCGCAACCGCACCGACAATGCCACAGGCTGAGGAAACGCTGTCTCCATTCAAGACTGCTATCACGCGCAGTCGGGGACCTCTGTTCAAGTTCTTGTCGGCTGGAACGGTCCACGCGACCGTCGGAGCTAAGGCCAACCGGTCTCTGCTCACCCCGACCAAGAAGGGAATCGAGAACTTCTCGACAAACTCCCTCCTTGAGGTTCGCCCCATGAACGTCGACAAGCTTCAGGGCTTGCGTTCTAAGGTGAATACAATCGATGAGTGGTTATCTGGTGACGTTCGACAGAATGTTATCTCGGCTCTCGAGCAAGGCGCGTCCAAGCTCAACGATTGGGTGATCGTCGCAGTCTCATCCGAGGGTACTGTTCGAAACGGCGTCGGCGATTCCATCAAAATGGAATTACTTTCGATCCTTAAGGGCGAGTACTACGATCCACATTCATCGATCTGGTATTACCGGCTGGATGATGTGGCTGAGGTCGGGGATCCGAACATGTGGGTTAAAGCCCAACCCAACCTCGGGAAGACCGTGTCTTATGACACATATCAACGAGATGTCGCTAGGGCAGAGAATGTCCCTTCCGCGAGGAATGATATTCTGGCAAAACGATTCGGTATCCCGTGTGAGGGGTACACATACTTCTTCAAGTACGAAGAAACCATTCCCCACAACCCACGAGAGTTCTGGCAAATGCCATGCGCCATGGGCGCGGACCTTTCCCAGGGTGATGACTTCTGTGCGTTCACGTTCTTGTTCCCGTTACCCACTGGTGACTTCGGGGTCAAGACACGAGCGTACATTACTACACGCACATTCGATAAGCTTCCTGCTGCCGGACGTGCGAAGTACGAGTCATTCATCCGAGAAGGCTCCCTCCAGGTCATGGACGGGACAATCCTAGACATGATCGAAGTCTACACGGATCTCGACGAGTACATCTTGAGATCTGAGTACGACGTTCGAGCGTTCGGATACGATCCATACAACGCCAGAGAGTTCGTGGAGAGATGGACAACTGACAATGGACCCTACGGCATCCATAAAGTCATTCAGGGTGCTCGAACTGAGTCGGTTCCATTGGGCGAACTCAAGAGTTTAGCTGAAGATCGAAGACTCATCTTCGATCAAGAGCTATTCTCATGGGCGATGGGTAACACTATCACCCTTGAGGACACCAATGGTAACCGAAAGATCTTGAAGAAACGTATGGATCTCAAGATCGACTCAGTCGCAGCCTTGATGGACGCTTGGGTCGCGTACAAACAGCAACTCGACGACTTCGCCTAACGAGAGGAGGTATATATGGGTATTATGTCACGGTTGGCTCGGGCGTGGAATGTGTTCGCGCATGATCGTCCCGATCGTTACACTCATAGCAACTACAGCGAATACCGACCAAGCTACCGTTCTATCGGGTCTACAAACCTGGTCCAAACGCTGTACAACAAGATTGCGTTGGACGTCGCGAACACACCAATTCGCCACGTTAAGGTAGATCAAAATGGCAGGTACGACAGCGAGAAGGACTCGTCTCTGAACGAATGCTTGTCTCTGATGGCGAACATCGATCAGACTTCGAACGCCCTCATCTACGAGCTAGTCTATACGATGCTGGAAACCGGATCAGCAGTTCTGGTTCCAGTCGATACGGACACCGCCCTGAATGAAGAAGGGTCGTTTGACGTCCTCTCTCTTCGGGTTGGGCGAATCGAGAGCTGGTACACTGACTCTGTCGATGTGAATCTGTATAATGATCGTAGCGGCAATCGAGAAACGATTCGTATCTCGAAGAACTCCGCAGCAATCGTATACAGTCCTCTGTATGATGTCACTGCCAGCAACAACTCGTTGGCGAATCGACTTGCTCGAAAGCTCGATGCGCTCGATGCTATCGACAATTCCGCTTTGGGTAAGAAGTTGGATCTGATCATTCAGCTTCCGTACTCAGTTCGAGGTGAATTGCGACAGCAGCAAGCTGAAACGCGACGTGAGGCGATCGAACAGCAGCTCCGAAATTCGGAGATTGGTGTAGCATACGTCGATGGTGCTGAGAAGATCACGCAGCTCAACCGTCCGGTTGAGAACAACCTTCTCGACCAGGTGAAGTATCTCTCTGAGCAGTTGTACAACGCTCTCGGCTTTACTGAGAGTGTGTTCAACGGCACGGCTGATGCCGAGACTAACCTGTCGTACTACAACCGAACGGTTAAGCCTATCCTCGATACGATCACGAAGTCCGCGACCATGGTCTTCCTGACTAAGACTGCTCGATCCCAGGGTCAGAGGATCATCTACGTGAGGGATCCATTCGCGGCGACCTCGCTTGACAGCATCGCTTCGATGGCTCAGACGTTCATTACCAACCAGGTCATGACGCCGAACGAGATCAGGTCTATTATCGGCTTGCCGCAGTCAACTGATCCCAAGGCAGACCAATTGGCAAATCCGTACACATCATCCGCGAACGCGGATCAACGGTCAAACAACGACCAGGAGGTTCAAAATGGCAGCGCCTAATGACGTCGCCGACTTCGACGGGTGGGCAACCGTCGCAGGCATCAAGTGTTCCGATGGGCGAGTCATCTCTCATCATGCATTTGAACAGAACGATGGGGCTGTCGTGCCTCTCGTTTGGCAACATGGTCATGACAATGTGACCAATGTGCTCGGGCACGCCCAGCTCGAGAAGAAGGCTGAGGGTGTTTACGCCTATGGGTTCTTCAACGGATCCCAGCAGGCTGAACACGCGCGCGAACTGATTGAGCATGGCGACGTTACTGCTATGTCGATCTTCGCGAACAACCTGAAGCAGGACGGCAACGTTGTCAAGCACGGCAACATCGTCGAGGTGTCGCTCGTCCTTAAGGGTGCCAACCCCAAGGCGACGATCGAGAACGTCACCATGGCTCACTCCGATGGCGAGGGTTACTCTGCGATCATCAAAATGGGTGACGGAGACGTGTCTCACGAAGACTTCGAGGGCTCCGAGGAATCGGACTCCGAAGATGAGTCCTCGGATGAGGACAAGACCATCGGTGAGATCCTTTCTACGCTCACCGAAGAGCAGCTTGAGGCTGTGAATTACCTCATTGCTGCCGCCATCGATGGGGAGTCAGAAGACTCCGAAGAGACCAACGAAGAAACTGAGGAAGATATGAAGCACAATGTCTTTGAGGGCGACAAGACCTCCGAGAACACCCTGTCTCACGCAGCTTTCGCTGAGCTGGTTGAGACCGCCAAACGAAACAACACCACCCTTCTCGACGAGCTGAAGCACGCCGATTACGGTATCGAGAACATCGGCTACCTCTTCCCGGATGCCAAGAGCATCACTGATGAGCCTATTACTCTCGACCGCGATCAGTCTTGGGTTTCCGTCGTCATGAACGGAACCAAGCACTCTCCCTTCGCTCGAATCAAGTCGGTCCTCGCGGACATCCGTGACGACAAGGCCCGAGCCAAGGGTTACGCCAAGAAGGCTCAAAAGAAGACCGAAGAGGTCATCAAGCTTCTGACCCGTACGACGTCCCCCACTACGATCTACAAGAAGCAGAAGCTCGATCGCGACGACATCGTTGACATCACCGACTTCAACGTAGTTTCTTGGCTCAAGTCCGAGATGAAGGGCAAGCTGAACGAGGAAATCGCTCGCGCTATCCTCATCGGCGATGGTCGTACGATCACCGATCCTGACCGTGTCGACGACGAGGCTATTCGTCCGATTCTCAAGGAGAACGACCTCTATGCGATTCACAAGTCGCTCGAGTCCAACACCACAGACGAGACTCTTGTGGACGACATCGTCCTGGCATCGGCCGAGCTTGAGGGTTCCGGCACTCCGACGCTCTTCATTGCGAAGAAGCGCCTGGTCAAGATGCTTCTCCTGAAGGACAAGAACGGTCGTCGTCTGTATGAGACCGAGGCGTCTCTCGCAGGCGCTCTTGGTGTCTCCAAGATCGTCACCGTCCCTCAGTTCGAGGGCCTGGAGCACGAGATCAAGGGCACCAACCACGAGCTTCTGGCCATCGTGGTCGACCTGCGCGACTACACGATCGGTTCGAACGCCGGTGCGGAGCTCGGTATGGCCGAGTCCTTCGACATCGACTTCAACCAGTACAAGTACCTGATGGAGACCCGTCTTTCGGGTTCTCTGACGGCGCCCTACTCGGCCCTGACGATCTCGCGCAAGAAGGCCTGAGACTAATGTCACGATTCAGCGGTAAGCTGGGCTTCGTGATGACAAATGAGACGGAGGAAGGTGTTTGGCTTGAGAATTTTGTCGAACTCCCGGTTAAGGGGACCATTCGTAGTCTCTATGCCCGGAACGACAATTCAACATCTGTCAACACCAACCTCCGTCTCACCAACGAGATCAGCATCCTGATGGACACCAAGATCAAGATCTACCTTGAGACTTTGAAGTATGTAGTATGGAAGGGTTCAAAATGGGAGGTTCAGTCCATTGGTGTGAACTATCCCAGGCTTACCATCAATCTGGGAGGTCTGTATGCGCACGTATAGAGATCTCCTTCATCTGCTTCAGCAAGCGGTTCAGCACAACCGAGTGTATTTCCAGCCTCCAGAGAATCTGAAGATTGGATATCCGGCGATTGTATTCCACTTGTCGAAGATAGAAATCGACCGCGCTTCCGATGTACCTTACAAGGGTGCTAAGGAATACTCGGTCACTCTCATCACCAAGGATCCAGAGCCAGACGCGGTCGACGAAATCCTCAAGATCCCGTATTCGTCTTTGGATACGACATACATCTCGGACGGAATGAACCATTTCGTCTTCACAGTTTACCTTTAAGGAGGGTATCCTATGGCACAGATCAAGTGGGACGAAGAGGGCTCCCATTTCTATCACACTGGTGTCAACAAGGGCGTTCTGTTCCCCTTTGACACCACTCAGAACCGCTATGGCACAGGTGTTCCCTGGAACGGTCTGAAGACTGTCACCGAGACCCCTGAGGGCGATGAGGCGTCGGACATCTATGCCGATAACCTCAAGTACCTGACCCTGATGTCAGCTCCGTCGTTCAAGTTCACGATCGAGGCTTACACCTACCCGGATGAATTCGCCGTTTGTGACGGTACCGCTCAGCTGGTTAAGGGCGTCAACCTCGGTCAGCAGCCGCGTACTCGCTTCGCGTTCTCCTACTGCACGAAGCTCGGAAACGATACGAAGGGCGATGCTTTCGGCGAACTCCTTCACATCATCTACGGCGCCTCCGCGGCTCCGTCAGAGCGTGCATACAACACGGTTTCGGATTCTCCGGAAGCCATTTCCTTCTCTTGGGAATGCTCCACGATTCCGGTCCAGGTCGACGGCTTCCAGCCGGTCTCCGTCATCACAATCGACTCTTCGAAGCTCGACCAGACGAAGTACAAGAAGCTCACTGACAAGCTGTATGGCGTTGGTGGCGGCGGCGGTACCGCTGTGCCTACGCTGGTCATGCCTAACGAGATTCGTACGCTGCTTCAGTGATCTCGCTAACGATTGAGTTTGGGGGAGAGGAGCGGTTTGACGAGCGTAGTAATACGTTTGTTACGCTGGAGCCGTTTACAGTTACGCTTACGCATACCCTGTCCGCGGTGGCCGAGTGGGAATCGGTCTACAAGAGATCGTTCCTAGAGACCCCACCACAGACTGGCGAAGAGTTAGTGTATTACATCCAGTGTATGTCGGACCGCCCTCTCCCTCGAGATTTCGTCAATAGGTTAGATAAATCCGTTCAGGTCAAAATAGCAGACTATTTGTCTGACAATGCTACGGCGACAGTTCTATGGAATCCACCTTCAAACGGTGGTCCGCGAGACACCATGACCAGTGAACTTATCTACTGGTATATGTCTCAGCTGGGCATTCCATTTGAGTGTGACAAGTGGAACTTGAATCGGTTACTTACGCTGATTCGACTCGCCGCAGCTAAACAGAACAATGCAAAGCCGGACGCCCGGGCTTCAGCAGCTCAGCGTGCGGCCATGAACCAAGCCCGTAGGGCTAGAACAGGGAGTAGAGGATGATTGACATTCCCGCCGACGCTCAGCGTCCAGCTGGACCAGATCCGCACGAGGACAACGATCACGCGATTTTTGAGGGGGCACGATCTTGAGCAAGATTGATGAAGTTCTGAACCATGCGGCCTATCGCATTGGCTACTACGCTCCCGATGATCCCGAACCCGGTTCGGAGGCAGGTCGTTGGCTCGCCAACAAGATGGGTCAGCCTTGGCTGGCCGGCCCTTCCGAATCCGTTTGGTGGTGCATGGCCTTTGTGTCGATGGTGTTCGATATGGCCGGCGAAATCGACGCCATCGGCGGATTCTCTTACAACACCGACGTCACGAAGAACCGCATGGAGAAGGTCTCCATCGAAGATGCTCAGCGTGGCGACGTCGTGCTCTTCGATTGGGACGGGGACGGCCTGACCGACCACGTCGGCATCGTCGAGGCAAACCTCGGTGATGGCTGGCTTCAGACGATTGAAGGCAATACCAGCTCCTCGAATGCAGGGTCTCAGTCTGCTGGCAATGGCGTATACCGTCGTCAGCGCAGCTGGGGTATCGACTGCGTGCTCCGTCCGAAGTGGTCTGACGAAGAGACCGAGGACTCTTCCGAGGGCACCAACTCGATGACTGATGCTTGGTGGGGTCGTGCGACCACGTACGCTCTCCAGGCTTCGCTCAACACTCCTGCCGACGGTATCATCTCCGGTCAGGATCCTGACGTTGAGGATGATGTCACGCGAGCTGGTACTGGCTGGGAGACTGAGGAGGATCCTGAGGGTTCTCAGGTTATCGAGGCGCTTCAGGAGAAGCTGGGCGTTGATGTCGATGGTCTCATCGGCCCAGACACCATCGCAGCACTCCAGCAGCACCTCAAGAACCGCGGACACGACCTCGAGGTCGACGGCGTCGCAGGCTACCGTACAGTGGAATGCCTGCAGTATGAGCTGTCTAACGGCACGCTCTGGGGCTAATCAAGAAAGGAGGGCCGTCATGATCGAGATGAAGTTCGACGCTGAGTTCGACATGTCAAAATGGTTGACACAAGTCAAGAACAAGAAGCTTCGTGACGTACTGGCAACCGCTGGTACTCGAGGAGTGGCGGCCCTCCGGGCCAATACCCCGGTTGGTACCGGGAAGACTGCTGCTTCTTGGCAGTACAAAGTCAAGGAGACCAAGCGAGGCGTTAAGATCGTTTGGTACAACACAAACATCGTGTCCAAGGTACCGATCGCGATCATTTTGCAATACGGTCACGGGACACGTCAAGGTGGCTATGTCCAGGGTAGAGACTATATCAACCCTGCGATGAAGCCTATCTTCGACGAAATCGACCGAATGGTTGGGAGGGCCATCAATGGGTAAGAGTATTGAGAATAAGGTCGTCTCCCTGGAGCTCGACGATTCGAAGTTCACAAGCCGTGTTGACGGAGTACTTCGTAATGTAGATCGTCTGAAGTCCGGAATGAACTTCAAGCAGTCGACCGACGGACTCGACAATGTAGGCAAGGCAGCTCAGGACGCATCCAAGAGTATGGGCGGTATTGCGGACGGCGTTAAGAACGTCAACACGTCAATCGTCAATAACTCCACGACAGCAGCAGCTGCCACGGCTAATGTCGGTGCCGCGGCAAAGATTTCGTCGACTAATTTTTCCATGCTCGCGGGCGCTGCTTCCGTGGCCATGGGTAACATCGCATCCAAGGCTCTCATGGCCGGCGGATCGGTGCTTTCCTCGTTCACGTTCGGACCTATCATGGACGGTTTCCGCGAATACGAGAACCAGCTTAACGCGGTTCAGACTATTCAGGCAAATACGTTCAGCAAGGGTGAGACCACTGCGACGATCAACGCAGCTCTCGACGAACTGAACGCTTACGCGGACCGGACCATCTACTCGTTCACCGAGATGACACGCAATATCGGTATGTTCACATCTGCGGGTGTCGGGTTGAAGGATTCTGTTGCCGCGATTAAGGGCCTGTCGAACGTCGCAGCAATGTCTGGCTCATCTTCTGAGCAAGCCGCAACGGCAATGTATCAGCTGTCTCAGGCGCTTTCGACAGGCTCTGTAAAACTTCAAGACTGGAATTCAATCGTTAACGCCGGCATGGGTGGTGAGCAGTTCCAGGAAGCACTTAAGCGTACTGCAAGGACGTATGGTGTCGAAGTCGACAAGATGATCGACAAGGCCGGTTCGTTCAGAAACTCGCTTAAGGACGGATGGCTTACATCCGAGATCATGATCGAGACTCTAACCCAGTACACGGGTGACCTGTCTCGCGAACAGCTGCTAAGCGCCGGTTACACAGAGCAGCAGGCTGACGAAATCATGAAGTTGGCTGAAACGGCTAACGACGCTGCTACGAAGGTCAAGACTTTCTCGCAGCTGATCGACACAACGGCCGAAGCTCTTGGCTCGGGATGGGCTTCCATCTTCCGAACGATCTTCGGCGACTTTGAGCGCGCCCGCACAATGTGGACCGCAGTGTCTGACGTGGTGAATGGAGGTATCGGAACATTCTTCGACGCGCTTCAGGGTATTCTCGACCGCTGGGATGAACTCGGTGGCTGGGAGGAATGGTGGTACGGTCTCGGTGAACTCTGGACCGCTATCGCCAAACCACTCAAGGCCATTGGTGAGGGCTTCTTCAGCGCATTCCAGGGCGATGCGGGCAAGGCTCTGTACGATTTCTCGTACTACTTCCGTCACTCGATCTCCCAGTGGCTCATGATGTCCGATGACTTCGCCAACAACCTCGGCAAGGTCTTCAAAATGGCAGGTGAATTGCTCTCGCCAGTTCTTGAGGTCCTAATCGGGTTTGCCTCGGCCATTATCCAGATCGGCGTGGCAGCGTTCAAGATCGGCATGATCCTTGCTGGGATCTTTATTAAGCCGATGATCCTGATCGCAGCGAAGGTCGGAGACATCGTCTCAGTCTTCAGCGACTGGTTTGGTCAGATGCTTGGTGGAACTGACATCCTCGGAGGCCTTTCTAAGGTCCTCGACTGGATTGTTGACAAGTTCCAGAAGCTTGCTGACTGGATGTATGCAATCGCGGACGTTACGATCACTCCGATCTTCGATGGCCTTAAGGTCGTAATCGAGGCGGTGCTCAAGCCGCTCGGTGAATTCATCGAGACAATCAAGAAGGCAACTTCAAATGTCTTCAAGCCTTTCGGTGACGCGGTCTCGAATGTCTTTGGCGCGATCTTCGGTTTCGCTTCTGGAACCGGCGGTCCGATGGAGAAGATCAAGTCCGCTTTCGGCGGCTTTGGCTCAGGGTTCCTTGAGAACATGACCAAGCTCGCAGATGCTATCGGACCCAAGTGGTCTGAGAAGGTCAAGGCTTTCTCGGATTCGATTCTTCCGATCAGCGAGACCATCGGCAAGCACCTTGGTGGGGCCGTCGAGAGCGCCGGTAAGGGGATCAAGAAGTTCTGGGATGATGCGTCTCCTAGGATGGCAGAAGCTTGGTCCGAATCCACCAAGCGGATGAAGAACTCGATCTCGGATGTCGGCAAGGCGTTCAGTCGAGCCGGCGACACCATCTCTAAGACGTTCGCGCCACAGGTGCAAGCGGTCAAGGATTTCGGTAAGGCCCTCGGGGATATCTTTACTCACATTGGGGAACATCTCGACAATGACACCTTCTTGTCGTCAATCGGCGACAGCTTCAAGAACATGATGAAGGCCTTTGGTCCGTTTGGATCGCTCATTAATGGCATCATCGATTTGTTCGGGAAGCTCGGAGATCTGACCAAGTCTATATTTGGTGGATTCGGTGACGATGCAAACGATGCGTCCGGCGGTCTGTCTACATTCGGTAAGGCAGCCTCTGATGTAACCGATACGCTCGGTACAGTCGGCGGGTTCATCTACAATGCTGCTATGGGTATTGTTGATTTCTGCTCGTCAGTGGTTGAGGCTATTGCAAATCTGATCGACTGGCTCACCAAGGGTATCGACAACATCAAGAAGTTCGGTTCCGAATCGCAGGCTTTCGGCGATTTCAAGAAGAACGTCGGCAAGGCGTTTGAGAATGTCGGTTCGATGATCCAGTCTTTCTGGTCAGGTCTCGGATCCAGTCTGAAGGATCTGTCGATTTCAGATCTCCTTTCTGGTTTGCTGCTTGGCGGCGGTCTGGGTATGGGCTTCAAGACGCTTCAGACAATGCTGGGTCAGTTCACGAAGACCACGGATTCATTTTCCGGGATGTTCGACAAGTTCGGCAAGATTGGGGACTCTATCTCCGGTGTCTTCAACGCTCTGACTGATTCTCTGAAGGCAATGCAGGAAGTCATCAAGGCCAAGGCCCTTCGCGAAATTGCGATTAGCGTTGGTATTCTTGCGGGCTCTCTATTCATCCTTGCGATGATCCCAGCTGGTCGACTCATTCAGGGTGCTGTTGCCATCGGCGTCTTGACCAAGATCCTTCTCATCGCTCTAACTCAGATTAGCGAGATGAAGATCAACAAGATGCAGATCGCAGGCGTTATCGGTGCTGTCATGGCATTGTCCATTGCGATCCTGCTGATGTCGATCTCCGTCGGTATCCTAGGATCTATGAAGCCGAGTACCATCATTCAGGGTATCGGCGCTGTTATGGTGCTGGTACTGGGTATGACTCTGGCGGCCAAGCTCCTTTCCAAGAATGCTGGTTCGATGATGGCTGGTGTGGGGTCGATGATAGCTATGGCGATCGCGATCAACATGCTCGTGATCCCGATCATCGCTCTTGGTCTGCTGCCTATCAAGGTCGTCGCTCAGGGAGTTATCGCGGTCGGCATTCTTATGGGGATCCTAGTTGGCTTCGTGCTTCTGATGAACAAAGCAGCTAGTGATCTTGGCAAAATGGCAGCCATTTCGCTAATGTTGGTCGCGTTTGCATTCTCAATTCAGATGCTCGTTGCCGCTGTCGCAGTGATGGGGTACATGGACATGGCTAAACTATTCCAAGGTATAGTCGGTTTGTCCGCAGTAGTCCTGTTGCTAGTTGCCACCGCAAATCTAATGCCTGCGACAGCCATCGTGGGGGCGGGTGCCTTGATCCTGACTGCCATTGCGATGAACATTGCGGTCGGAGCGATCGTACAGATGGCAGACCATAGCTGGGGAGAGATTCTTAGCTCGCTAGGCAAGCTGCTTCTGGTTGTCGGGGTGATCATTGCGGTGTCCTACTTAGCTCAAGGCGCTTTGGTTGGTATCGCAGCCATTGCCGTGCTGTCGTTTGCGATTAGCATGTTCTTTTCTGCGTTGATGGTGGGTGCCAGTCTGACCTGGGAACAACTTGCTATCGGATTGGCAGCGCTTGCGGGCGGGCTCCTTATTCTAATCGCGGCGGGGTACCTCGCCATCGGAGCCGCCCCGGGTCTAATCGCCCTGGCAATAGCCATTGGGGTTCTTGGTGCAGTCATCATCGGCATTCTCGCTGCGTTCACAGCTCTGGCAATCGTTGTTACGGCCTTCTTGGCAGTAGCGTCGGCGGCTGGTCCTTCTATCGCAGCGGGTATGGTTGCTATAGCATCTGGGGCGATCATCGCGGCGGCATCACCAGCAATCCAGGCTGCACTGATTGGTGTCTTCACCGCAATCGAGAACTCTGCGCCAGCTTTGGGTAAGGCTCTTCAGGCACTGGTGAAAGCATTTGGCCCGGCCGTGAATGAGTTGGTCATTGTTGCGGGCGTTGCGCTCCGACAGTTCATCAGTCAGTTCGCACAGACAGTCAAGCAGAAGATGCCTGAACTTGTTGAGACCTGGACGACTATTGTCGGTGGCATCCTTAAGACCCTTCGAAACATCTGGCCTGATGTGATTAACACGGTCATCGATCTGCTGTATCAGCTGATCACAGCGATTGTTGCCGCCCAACCCAAGTTCATCACCGCCTATGTGGAACTGTTGAACGGGTTCATCACAACGATCAAGACCTGTGTGCCGCTGATTGTCGAGGCGATACTAACGCTTCTCCAGGCGCTGCTTGATGGCATCACAGCCAAGATTCCTGATCTGACTACGTCGGGTGCAAACCTTATTGCAGCTCTGATCCAAGGTATCGCCAATAGCTCTTTGATCATCATCAACGCTGCGTGGGATGCCGTCATTACGTTCATCAATGGATTTGCTGATGCAATTGATCAGAAGGGACCAGAGCTTCAAGCCGCGGTCAACAAGCTGATCTCTGCCATCATCCGTTTCATTACGAATGGTCTGATGGGCATGTCCAACAAGTTCACCTCTCATGCTGGGTCCATCGGACGTAACATCATCAATGGTGTTATCAACGGCGTGTCTAGCGCTGCCGGATCCCTTTACAACAAGCTCAGCAATGTCGCCTCGAGTGCTCTTAGCTCGTTTAAGAGTACTCTTGGCATCCACTCGCCTTCGCGTGTATTCGCGACTGCGGCTGGGTTCATCGTTGCGGGTATTGTCCAGGGTATTGACAAGAACCAGGATGACGCGGTTGACGCGATGTCCGGTCTCGGTAGCGAGATGGTCAACGCCATGGCCAACCTGGATACAGATTGGAATCCGGTTATCAAGCCGACTGTCGACCTTTCCGAGGTCAATGGGCTGCAAGATCTTACGATGAACGATCTGAACGCGACTGTTGTCGGAACTTCGGTTCAAAATGGCAGCCAAACAGCGCAGGAGATTCGAGCTCTTCGAGACGAACTGCGCAACAACCAGAAGCCGATGGTCTTCAACCAGTACAACGAATCACCAAAGGCGCTCGATCTCAACGACCTATATCGTCAAACAGAGCGTCAACTTGAACGAATGAAGAGGATATAACCCCATGACATACACAAAGGTTCGAATACTTAACAGTTATGGTTTAGAACTACCGCTGTTTTTGAATCGCGTGGACCGGGGATGGGCCGCCCAGATCTTAAACGGATCTTTTGGTCCGAATAGGGAATACGATTTTACAGGAAATGTCGTTACGTCGATGACTGAAAAGCACATCGACATTAATATGCGTCTGACGCCTACAGTCCCTATTCCCGAGCGACCTGCCAGGTACTTCCTAGACTATCTTTCGTCCAAGCGGATTTCTCGAGTCGAACTCAGCGACCCAAAACTCAACTTTCCGATCATCAAATACAAACGGAATGAAACAACAACCTATACCAAACCGACTCTCACGTTCGGTTCGGTCTCATCGTTTGATCAATCCTGCGTTATTCGCGAACTTAAGTATAACTATAGTGAAGTTCCAGCAACTATCGAATTTACAATTTCGACGAAACTGCCAATTATGTATGGCGATTCATTCACACTGTACATGGGATTGGGTGCGCAGAATTGGTCCCAAGCCAAGTCTGATATTATTTCGACGATCCAATCGATCGCCCCGCAAATTGGACCCGTCGATATCCGCGAACTACAATTGTCCCTGCCGGCCATTGGGACTTCGAAGTATAGAGTTTTTGACGGAGATATGGACATGTTTGCGGCTTTGCTTCAGGGTAACTCATCCAGCAACCCCGGGGTATTCTCGATGTATGGCCTAATCGATGGAACTCGACGCTTCTCTATCGCGGGTGGATACGATGCGAATGCGGCCGCGTGCTACGCGTATGAATCGTATCCATCTTTCGACATCAGGAGCTTGATATCTTGGTTAGGGAACCTTAAGGAACCGCCAAAGATCTCGCTTGACAATGTAGGCGATGGTTACTGTAAGTTGGAATTGGTCATGACCAGAAAGGGTCTTTAACAATGCCCAATGTTGTTCAGGTACTCGGCGGGAAATCGATGGGTACGTTTTCAACGATCCCAGTTTTTGACACGCTGATCAAGGAGGGGTTATATACCGCTTCGATGACGTTCAGATGTAATGGATCTTTTCCATATCCTCCTGGAACGGTAGCATGCTGCTTCGTAGCAACACCAACTCCATTCGTGGTTGAAGAAATATCGTATGAATCAAATGGTATCAGCGAAGTTCGTTGTATCTCTGTTTGGGAATTACTGAAGCGCCGCAACAAGTGTGGATCTTACGTGAATTTGTATCCGAATACGTTCTCCCCGATTGGTATTTTTAAACGTTTGCTGGACGATATTAACAACGACTCCAATCGATGGTTTGTGTATTGGTTGAGAGCTTCGGTTCCATCCGACCTTAACAGTTATGAGGACAAGTTCGACCCATCCACGAGTATATACGATGACATGTACAACGCAGCGTTGTATAATCAATTGTATTTCACTTCGGGCATCTCAGTGACCGGCGATAACTATAACAACTTGGACATCACGCTGTACGCCAAGTCGTTGAACGATAACGAAAAGATTCTTGATCTGGGCCCTCTAGATTCTATAACGTCTAGACTGACCAGACGACTCCCGGGTGCTCCAACACATTGGTACATTGGAAAAACCAGCGACTACGGCCGATGGAAGATGGCGTCCCGAGGACGAATTCGTACGTGGTATGAAAATCGCCCGTACATGCAAAATACTACTGACTGGCAGGGTGTGTATCGATACGAATCCGGAGTTGCCGGTGGTGACGATCGGGAATGGGGACAAACTACCGAAGAAATTCGATGCGAACCCCTTAGATCGGTAACTGTCGACATCGCCGAAGTTCAATCGCAGAGGTTTTATAGCCTGCCGATTGGACGCCCGGTTCAGGGGACAATCCTGAATGTCATGTTTACCGGTTACGTCATCGAGAGAACTGTAAGTGGTGGCGATCTAACTACATATTCAATCAAGATCCAACCGGATCGATTCTACGAAAATGGCGAGGAGGTAACCGATAAATGGATCTAACAAAGATTGCTGAATTTACGAATCCGTTAATTACAACGGTGCTCAGCGGCCCTGGAATCTGGGCATGGGCAAAAACGCGAACCCAGCGAAACGATTCTGAAGACAAGCTCCTGCTACAGGTTGCTAAGAATCAGCTTGTGTCTCAAGGTCGCGAATACCTAAAGCGCGGTTACATCACCATGGACGAGTACGAAGAATATGAAACCGAATACCAGGTGTACTCAAATTTGGGTGGAAACGGCCTTGCTCGACGCATATTTGAACAGGTAGATGAACTACCTATGATGCCTAACGGCATTGACGGAAGGAAGAACAGATGAACAATCAGACGTACGATATTCTCAAGCGTGTTGCGCTGATCATCGTCCCGGCACTGGCCACGTTTGTCAACGCGGTCGGTATTGTGTGGGGTGTCCCGCACACCAACGAGGTGACTGCGACGATCACCGCGTTTGGCGTCTTCCTCGGGGCTGCTCTCGGTGTCAGTTCCGCGAACTACGAGCCCGAGACGCACGGCAACCTCGTGGTGACGAAGCATGACGACGTCTACGCGGACTTCGCGGCCGAGCCTGCGAACCTTAAGGACGGCGACACTATCGTCCTGAAGGTGACCAAGCCTGAGGTGTAAGAAAAACGTTCGACATAGTGAGTACTACCCACTCTACACGAAAGGACTCACCATGTCTAACGTCGAACGCCTCTACGAACCTGAGGACCTCGAGAACGAGGTGCTTAACTGGCTCGGTGGAGAGGACCCGTCGACCTGTGAGTACACCACTGCTGTTGGTAACCTCGAACGACTGCACAAGCTCGTTAAGGACTCTGACCTTAAAGAGAAGCTTATGCCTTCGTCCGAGACCATTGCCAACGGCGTGGTGTACTTGCTCGGTCTTATGGCGGTCCTCAACTACGAGCAGACACACGTTCTTGCCTCAAAGGCATTTTCGATGCTGAAGTTCCGTAAGTAGAACTGCTCGAAGTCTATAACCCTAAAACCTAGGATTATAGACTTTTTCCATATATTTTACGCGGCGAATAATGAGAACTATTCATCCTTCTATTCGAAAGGAATAGCCATGCTTTACACCGCCATTTCCATCCTCAATGGATTCGCCTTCCTCAGCACACTCATTGTGCCGATTTGGGCGATCTTCCTGATTGGAGTCGCTGGCTACCTGGCATTTCTGGATAACTGAATACTCGCCTCATAGCCCCTAACACGGGTTATAGGCTTTAACTAACACAAACTTTACACAACTAATAATGAGAACTATCAACCCTCTTTGAAAGGAACCATCATGTTCAACGCACTCACCATCGTCGTTTGCATCCTCCTCGCCCTCTCTTTCACCTACAACATTTGGCTCGCCTATGTTGCTGACCGCTACGAAACCACCATCAAGAAGGTGGCCGCCTCTAGCGTCCGCGCATACCGCGACCTGTCTGACGGTGAGACCAAGGCTGAGGTGCTCGACACTCTCCTGCGTGACATCGATCACGACCTCAATGACTGACCCTCAACCCCTATAACCCCTAACACGGGTTATAGGCTTTGCCCAACGCATATTTTACCCTGCGAATAATGAGAACTATCAACCCTCTTTGAAAGGACCACTCTCATGTCGAAGTACGCTTACTCCTTCGTTGCCGCTGTTACCCTCGCGATTGCAGCACCTGTATTCTACAACCTCGGCAGGATTGAACGCACTGTATTCTACAGCAAGACGTTCAACTACGCCTGCTACGGTAAGAACCAGATGCTCCGCAAGCTCTGCGTGGAGCTCATCAACAAGGATCTCAAGCTCACCATGAGCCTCCCCGACCTTGAAGAAAACTGACCCCTCAATCCTATAACCCCCAACACGGGTTATAGGCTTTAACAGCATATTTTACGCGGTGAATAATGAGAACTAACCCTCTAGAAAGGACACGACCATGTCTACCAAGATCTCTATCCCCCAGGCTATTGTCGGCGGATTTACCATCTTCTGCATCTCCTTCTCCATTGGCGCTAAGCTCCAGACGAAGTACCTTCGGTACCTCCTCAAGATCGCCAGCACCTCTGAAGACGGACCCGCACAGAAGCTCGCCGTTCGCCTTGTTCACGAGAGCTTGAACCTTAAGTTCACGCCCCACGACGAGGAAAAGTAACCTCAACCCTATAACCCCTAACACGGGTTATAGGCTTTGACCTCAAAATAGGAGTCACTATGTATACTTTGTTGATAATACTAGTCGCGATCGCGACGCCTTTGTCCATATGGTCTGCAATTAACGCTCTCGCGATGATCGCAGAGCGCCAGAAGAACCCCGTCATCGAGCTCGTAGAAGAGCTCCGCAAAAAACACTCAAATACTAATGAGAACTAACCACTCAAGAAAGGATCTCACCATGTCCAACTCGAACGAACTCGAAGAGACCACCCCGAAGACCCCTCTTATGGACCGCATTAAGACGGTCGCCGAAAAGAGCGTCCCGGTCGCCAAGGTTGCTGCCTTGAGCTCCGTCGCTATCTTCTTTGGCGCTATGACCATCGCCGGTCTGCGAGCGTCCTCGGACTCCTCCGAAGACGAGTGACATTTTCCTCTGAGAACTCTCTCAACCTATAACCCCTAACACGGGTTATAGGCTTTAACAGCATATTTTACGCGGTGAATAATGAGAACTATCAACCTTCTTTGAAAGGAACTCCCATGTTCTACGACATTCTCATCACTGCACTCGCCATCGCCCTCACTGCACATGTTTGGTACGCGATTGGTTTCGCACTCTGCCGCTTCGGCGTTGTTAACTTGCTCACCAAGGTTAGCATCCGAAACAGGCTTGTTCGCGAGATCGTCTTTACCATCATCAGTATCACGGTGGTGCCCATTTGTGCACTGTACCTGATTGTCACCAGTGCATGTGTCACCCTTGACCTCGACTGACTCTCACCCCCTATACACCATACACGGTGTATAGGCTTTATTCTGAAAGGAAGCACAACCATGACCATGCGAAAGATCTTCAACCTCTCCGAAGTCGACCTCAGCGTTCCCGAAGGATCGCTCATCTCGATCTCGGTGGCTCACTCTGCACCAGTCCGCCCGAACGCCCTCGAGACGACTGCTCTCGGGGTTCTCGTCGGCAAGCATATCGAAGGTAACGCAGTGAGGCCTTTGCGACTGACGCCGTATAACTACGAAGATATCTACTTCACCGATGGATCCGGCGAACGCCTCCTCATCTCTAGGGACGAGGCTGATAAGCCCGATACGAAGTACGCGATTGTCCCGTTCCGGTTCGTCATGACTGATCGTCGCCGGGCATTCGCCAAGAACATCGTCATTGTCGACAACACTGAGCTGCATGATCCCTACATTATTGTCGACTCCCTCGCGGTCGGATCTGATCCGAACTTCATCCCGATTTCTGCCACATCGATCCTCGGCCTTGATCTCGCCGAGTACATCGCCAACCTCTGATCATCATCCATATTTTCAAGAAAGAAGCACAACCATGTCTATCAAGAACACCATCAAGCTTGCCATGAACTGGATCAAGAACAACCCGCAGATCCTGATCACGGGCCTGGGCATCGCAGCCTCTGTTGCGACCGCAGTCACCTCCGGCAAGGCCCACGCTAAGGCCATCGCCGACGACAACGGCGTGTCCGACAACCTGCTCGACTTCGCCAAGCGCAACTGGATGACCTACATCCCCGCTGCGGCCAGCCTGGGCGTCACGATCTTCGCGATCGTCTCCCTGCACAACGTTACCTACAAGAAGTACCAGGCACTCGCCGCTGCGTACTCCATCTCTCAGATGAACGTGTCCGAGCTCCGCAAGAACGTGCTTGAGCAGGTCGAGGTCATCAAGAAGGGCGCCAAGCCCGCCGACAAGAAGGCCGCCGAGAAGAAGCTCCCCGAGGGCTCGATGGTCATTTTCGGTGACGAGGAGGTCCTGTGCAAGGACGCCATCACCGGACGTACCTTCCGCTCGACCGCGGAGAAGATCCGTGGGTACTGCAACAACATCTCTGAGGACCTGCTGAACTTCGGTCCTTGCCCTCTGAACGACTTCTACGCTCAGATTCACATCGGCGAGACCGGCGTTGGCGATGAGCTCGGCTGGGATGGCGGCGTGACCATCAAGCCCGAGTTCCGTCCGGTGCTCCTGCCCTCTGGTTCGCCCGCGGTTGAGGTCGCGCTGACCCCTGCTCCTCAGCCGAACTGGTTCAAGATCGGTTGAAGAGCTGTGACCAAGGAGAACAAGGTCACTTTCACAGACGAGCCAATCGAGTATTCTGACCCTCCGGAATACTGGCCAAACACAAAAAACGGGAGTCCTAATGAGAACTAACCCTCAAGAAAGGACCCCTACCATGTACACCTTCGGAATCATGCTTGGCTTCTTTGGCGTTTGCTGCGCCCTCGATCCCAACCGTGCCCGTAAGAAGGCCTACAAGAAATCCCAGTCCGAGAACTGAGACACCACTCACCCCTATAACCCCTAACACGGGTTATAGGCTTTGTCCAAACTGAAAGGCAACCACTACAATGGAAACCCTCGGCTCCATCATCATGCTCATCATCATCCTCGCCTTCATCACCTTCATGATGATCATCAACGCGATCGCCAAGATCCTCGGTGGAGGTACTGGCAAGATCGCTGCTACCGGCTTTATCGGCTTCCTCCTTCTCAAGGCCTTTGGTCCGAAGCTTGAGAAGTACATCGAGGAACACCGCAATCACCTGAACAAGTAACCGCCCCAAACTCGATATTTTGAAGGAGCCATCATGAATCGCGCACTCGCGTCTATCGGCATCGCGGCAGCTGTCATCTGCGGATCTGCCACGCCTGCTCTCGCAGCAGACAACCCCATCAATGCCAAGATCACTAACATTTCCTCAGGCAGCTCCCAGGTGTCCTCGCCGGTCACGGTCAAGGGCTCTTGGTCGACCAAGAAGCTCGAGGTCGGACAGTCCTTCAAGGTTACGTCCGATGTCATCAACTGGGCGTACGACTTCCCCTTCACCCTGGATTCCGGCGACAAGATCGGCTCTTGCAAGACCGACAAGGGGACTCTCACGTGCACCGTGGACAACGTCCCTGATTCGGTCGCTGCCAAGACCGATATTTCAGGAACTTGGTGGACCACCGCTCGCCTTCAGGAGTCTGTCGTGGGCAAGAAGTGGGGCGAGATCTCTATCGGAGGGCGGGCCTGGCCGTTCACGTTCGGCGACAAGGACTGGGATAGCTCCTGTGACGACGATTGCAACGGCGGTCACTACGAGGACGCCAAGCCTGAGAACTCGAAATGGGGCTGGGTCAATCCCGATGGCTCCACTTCTTGGATGATCACTTGGATCGCTGAGCCCGGCGTTAAGTACAACGTCCACGACAGCTACACTAAGCTGAGCACTTCCGTCAAGTGCGCCACGGGCGACACCTGGGATCCCAACACGTCTGTGTATATCACGGCCATTCCGGTCAACGACTACACAATCGAGTTCACCGCTCCTGAGGGCGTGAAGACATGTGTCACCTACACTCCTGAGCCGATGGCTACGCCTGCAGGCGCTAATACTGCAACGAATATTGCCACGGTCAACGGTCTCAAGCTAGAGCGCACAATCACGGTCAAGGTCAATGGTGGAACCGATGGAGATGGGACTACGCCGGCTCCGGCGCCATCTCCTTCTGTGACAACGCCTGCTCCCAACCCGACCACGACCACGCCCGTGCCGGTTCCTTCTGTGACGACTACTACGCCGCAGTCAGGAACGAGCACTCCTTCGGCTAAGCCCTCTCACTCTGAGACACCAATCCCTTCGACCCGACCCACCGTGAAGGCCGAAACACCAAAGTCTAGCGAAACCAAACTCGCTAAGACCGGAACCTACGCAGGAGTCCTTGCGGTTCTGGTCCCCCTGATCGCTGCCTTCGGCTCGATCTTCTACTTCGTTTCTCGAAAGGAAAACAACTGACATGCAGTCCATCAAGGTCAAGTACATCAACTTCTTCGGCGAAGAGACTGAAGAAACCCTTTACTTCAACCTCTCCAAGGCAGAACTCATGAACATGGAGCTCCAGCGCACTCCGCTTTCTGCCAAGATCGCCCTGATCAACGGCGGCGAGGCTTCCCCCATGGACGCCTACAAGCTCCTTCAGGAATTCGTGGGTGCTGCGTATGGCGAGCGTTCTGAGGACGGTACGCGATTCTTCAAGGATAAGCGTGCGACCAAGGCGTTCCTTGCATCCCCCGCATTTGACGCCCTTCTGGATAAGCTCAGCAACGACCCCAAGTTCTCCAACGGGTTCCTGGCTGGACTCTTCCCGGATGACATCATGGGTAAGGCCAAGAAGCTGATCGAGGAGCACCCGGATGCTTCTCTCGAAGAGCTCCGCAAGATGGCTGAGGCCAACTGATGTCGGACATCGTCCCCATCGAGCCTACTCGGCCCACTGAGGTCTCCCTCCCTGGCAACACTGACAAAGCCAAGGAGGGGGCCTCCCCCGAGAAGAAGGTTATCGCCAAGGCCAAGGTCCAGAAGAAGTCTGCCATCAAGGAAGCTCTTCGGACCTTCTTCGCTCAGGATCTCCCAGAGATTGCTGAGCATCTTGTTATTGACGTGGCCATCCCGGCTGCTAAGAACGCTATCACCGACATGGTGACACAGGGTATTCAGCAGCTGCTTTACGGCGAAGTCGACCCACGACGTCGATCCACGTCTGGCTACACGTCATATTCCAGCTCGTCTCGTGTTAGTCGCGGAACGGGCTACTACGAATCGCGTCGTTCTGACCGTCGCGAACCTCGTCAGCCGAAACCCACGAACGTGGAGGACCTCGTGTTCGACACTCGCGGCGATGCAGTTGACGTGATCGAATTCATCGCTGAATCCATCGAGCAGTATGGCCAGGTCTCGGTTGCAGATCTGATGTCGTCCGTTGGTATTCAGCCCCGATACACTGATGAACGCTGGGGTTGGACCACAATCGACGCGTTCGAAATCCGACAGATCAGGGAAGGTTGGCTCGTCTCTGCTGACCGTCCCGAACCCCTCAAGTAACATATTTGCTCAGAAAGGAGCATATTCAAATGTCTATCACGACCGCTTTCCACACGGGCATGGCTCGCATCTCGAAGCACGCCCCCACCATCCTCTCAGTTACCGCATCCGTCGGTGTCGTCGCAACCGGGTATCTCGCCTGGCGAGCAGGCACTCGATTCGAGGACTGCGAAGGACGCGACTGGGATCGTCGCAAGGAGTGCATCCGCAACGCAGACCAGATCGCTGATGAGGATGTCCGAAGGATCGAGATGAAGAACCGTATCCTCTTCATCCTCGACACCGCATACACCTGCGCGCCTGCTGTGATTGTTGGTGCAGCCACCATCGCGTCGGTCTACTTCTCGAATAGCATTTCGAAGAAGCGTCTAGCTGCCGTTGGCGCGGCGTACGCTGTTCTTCAGAATGCGTTCGATGATTACAAGAAGTCCATGGTCACTGCACTCGGCGAGGAGACCGTTGCGAAGATCACTCGTCCGAAGCTGCCTAACTACGACAAGACGGCCGAGGAGATCCTCTCTTCCGACAACAAGTCGGATGCAGCCGCCGTTGTCGATGCCGTTCTCGCGTCTATTACCGACCTGTCGCCCTACGCTCGCATCATCACCGAGGAGTCCTCGAACTGTTGGGATGATAACGAGGACTACACCTCGGAGACTCTTGCTGCTGTTCAGCTGTGGGCAAACCGTCGTCTCGAGCGTAAGGGTCACCTGTTCCTGAACGAGGTCTATGATCAGCTCGGTCTGTCCCGCACTCGCGAAGGTGCCGTGGTCGGCTGGATCAAGAACTCTAAGGATGGCGACAACTACGTCTCGTTCGGAGACTACGAGGCAAACACCTACCGAGTCCCGTCCGAGGACTACTCTCGTGTCGACACGAACTTCATTGTCGACTTCAACGTTGATGGAATGATCTGGGACAAGATCTGACATGCACTACACATCCTGGCTTATCAAGCGAGGGTGTCTCGAGAACTACTCGGAGCTTGCTTCGGTGTGGGACGAACTCGATTTCAAGTGGTACATTCCTGAAGATGAAGATAAGGCCATTCAGGCTCTTCGTATGAGGGATGAATACTGCTTTGAAACGGGTATGCCCTCGCCGAGGCAAGCTCCTGCTTCGTTCCTTGAGGTCTTCGTGAGCATTACCGATACTCTGACAGCTATGCTGTACCAGGATCGAGAATCGTTCACGAAGTCCATTCTTCTGAACGCGGGCGCTCGTTCATATTCTGACGACGGGCGCCTGCCTTCAGAGATCCATGAAGAGGCTCTGAACATCGCAGAACGTGTGATGTACAGGACCTACTCAAGGAACGGAACCGGCGGACTATTCCGTATACCGGGGGCGGATACTCTCGAGATGCCCTTAACGACCCAAATGATTCAGTGGGCCAACTTGTACGATCCGTATCACTAAAAAGGAGGCCACAGGAGGTGGACTTTTACGAGATTGAAACGATACCTATGAGGGGTCAAGCGGGAATGATGGAAGTCATCCCTAGGTTCATAAATATTGACTCCAGGGATATCATGTTGCGCGATGGCGATTTCGTCGCGGTTTGGAACCCAAAGACTGGCCTCTGGTCTAAGCGCGAATTTGATGTCATCGATATTGTAGACAATGACGTTCGCGATTATGTAGGCAAGTCTGGTATTCAGAATCTATTTCCGCGACTCTGTCAGCGAGACGCGGATGGTGTCTGGAGACAATACCGGCAGTGGTCTAAGAATATGGTCAACACCGATCATCCAATGGACCGAATGCCGGTATTTGCAGATACTCCGATTCGCCAAGAAGATCACGTCTCCTATCGTCTCCCATATTCTCTCGAAGAGGGGGAGCCGTCCTGTTGGTTAAAACTGGTCGATACTCTGTATGACCCCTCAGAGCGTCAGAAGATCGAATGGACTATAGGTTCAATTCTTACAGGAGATAGTCGAAAGATCGACAAGTTTCTCGTCTTCTACGGGGATCCGGGTTCTGGTAAATCCACCATCCTGAATGTGATGCAGAATCTATTTGGAGAGTTCTGTGTCCCCTTTGATTCGGAATCACTCGCTCAACGGAATAACGCATTTGCGCTCAGTGCATTTGCCGACGATCCGTTGGTGGCTATTGAACACGATGGCGACTTGAGTCGAATCGAGACGAATACCCGTCTAAACTCGATAATATCGAATGAGATTCAACTCGTTAACGAGAAATTCAAGAAGCCGCGTTCTATGCGCATCTCGACCACGCTGATCATGGCATCAAACAACCCGGTCAAGATCACAGATGCGAACTCCGGTATCCCTAGGCGTCTACTTGATGTTTCACCATCAGGAAGGCGTCTACCGATAGACGAGTATACTAGCATCATGGATGGGGCACATCAGGAACTTGGCGCCATAGCAAAGCACTGCATCGATGTGTATCGTAGTCTGGGTCCGAACTATTACCGAAATTATAGGTCGCGGACAATGATCTCGGAAACTAACCCAGTGTATAACTTCGTAACCGAGGTATATGATGGCTGGGGCGAGGACGACAAGATCACTCTTGCTAAGGCGTATTCTGATTATAGGGATTATGTCGAAGAAACTGGTATACAGTTCCAAATGCCTCGGTACCGGTTCAAGACTGAGTTTCGTCGATATTTCAGAGAGTTCCACGATCGAATCATGATCGATGGTATACCGTATAGGAGCCTGTTCATAGGTTTTCGAAATGATAGGTTCGAAAGTAAACTAAAGGAGGCATCACCGGTCAAAAGCGAGAACTGGCTTGAATTGAATACGGACGGCGTATCTATATTTGACGAATATTTCGGCGGTTGCAAAGCCCAATACTCGTCAAATGATGGAACGCCTCGACGGGCTTGGCAATTCGTCGGAACAACCCTACGTGATATTGTTCCAGTCGAGGAACACTACGTACTCATGCCCGAAGAGTACATCTGCATTGACTTTGATCTGAAAGGAGACAATGGTGAAAAAGACCTCAACGCTAATCTTCGCGCTGCTTCTGCTTGGCCTCCGACATATGCGGAAACGTCGAAAAGCGGCGGCGGCCTCCACCTCATCTATCGATATCCTGTCGATAAGGATACCCTTGCTGAATATTCGCCTGGAATTGAAATCAAACGATTCCGGGGGAAAGCGTCTCTTCGGAGACGACTGTCCCTTCACAACAACCGAGGTATCGAAGATTATCCGGGCGACCTCCCAGCAAAGGCCCCCAAGATGATCAACAAAAAGCACGTTCAGGATGAGAACCATCTCAGGTCTCTCATCGCTAAGGCGCTTCGTAAGGAAGTGCATGCCAACACTGCGCCCAATGTCGACTTCATCAAGAGTGTTCTAGACGAGACTTACGAGTCTGGGATCACATACGACGTCTCCGATGCTCGTAATGCAGTGACCTCATTCGCAATGTCTTCGACGAATCAGAAGGATCGCTGCCTCAAGATGGTCCAGCAGATGCACTTCATGTCTGAAGATAAGGCAGAGGTTGCAGAGGAGGGGAACGGACGCATCGCATTTTACGATGTTGAGGTCTTCCCAAATTTGTTTGTCGTCTGCTATAAATTCCCAGGCGAGGAGGTTGTCCATTTCTGGACGAACCCCTCAGCCAAATCAGTGAAGGCGTTGTTCGATCTTCGGTTGATTGGTTTCAACAACCGAAAATACGACAACCACATCCTGTATGCGGCGTCTCTCGGATATTCCAACGCAGAACTGTATGAGGTGTCTAAGCGGATCATTAACAACGAGAAGAACGCAACATTCCGTGAGGCGTATAACCTCTCTTACGCGGATATTTACGACTTCTCGACGAAGAAGCAGTCTCTCAAGAAGTGGGAAATCGAGCTCGGGATCAAGCACCAGGAGAACAGCCTGCCTTGGGACCAGCCGGTTCCAGAGGATCAGTGGGATGATGTCGTTGGCTACTGCAAGAACGATGTTGAAGCCACTGAGTTGGTGTTCGACCATCTCGCCAGCGACTGGGGCGCGCGTAAGATTCTTGCTGAGCTCTCTGGTCTGAGTGTCAACGACACTACAAACCAGCACACTTGTGCTCTGGTGTTCGGTAAGGAGCGTCGACCTGATAAGACGAAGTTCGTTTACACCGACCTCAGCGAGATGTTCCCGGGTTATACTTTTGACAAGTTCAAGGGATCCTCATACCGAGGCGAAGATCCGGGGGAGGGTGGCTACGTATATTCTGAACCAGGATATTACGAGAACGTCGCACTCCTCGATGTCGCGTCAATGCATCCGACATCAATTGAGCAGCTAAACCTGTTCGGTCCCTATACTCAGCGTTACAGCGAGCTCAAGCAAGCTCGCGTAGCCATCAAACATAAGGACATGTACGCGTTGGGCAAACTCTTCGATGGGCGTCTTGTTGAGATCGCGAATAATTATGATCTTGACGAACTTGGCAAGGCTCTCAAGATTCCAATCAACTCAATGTACGGGCTGACGAGCGCTAAGTTCGACAACCCTGCGTGGGATCCTCGGAATGTTGATAACATTGTCGCGAAGCGAGGTGCTCTGTTCATGATCGACCTCAAACACTATGTGCAGGATGAGCTCGGTCTGACCGTAGCCCATATCAAGACAGACTCCATCAAGATTCCAGGGGCCACACCTGATGATATTCAGAAGGTGATGGACTTCGGAAAGAGGTACGGGTACGACTTCGAACACGAAGCCACCTACGCCAAGATGTGTCTAGTCAACAAGGCCGTGTATATTGCGAAGTATGCATTTCCTCACGAAGGAGAATGGACTGCTACTGGGAAGCAGTTCCAGGAACCGTATGTATTCAAGAAGCTCTTCACAAAGGAGCCGATTGAATTCGAGGATTACATCCAGACCAAACAGGTCAAGACCGCGATGTACCTACGCTTCCCGAATAGCGGAGACCACTTCGTTGGTAAGGTCGGTTCGTTTGTTCCGATCAAGCCCGACCGAGGCGGTGCTGAACTCCTTCGGGAAAACAGCGAGGGCGTTGTGAAAGACGCCGTCGTTGGGACCAAGGGATTTCTTTGGAAGGAATCCGAGATGGTCAAATTCATGCATCAGGAGCAGGATGTCGATACGTCTTACTCCGAGATGCTTGCCGATGAGGCAAAACAAGCGATCGAACAATACGTCGATCTTGAAACACTGTGCCGCTGAGAAAGGAAATCATCATGGCATTCAACAACACCCCCTCTGATCTGGTTATCGAAGATGCTCGTCTCCTCTTCACGAACTTTGCGGGGTCTCCGACGCGATTCAACCAGGAAGGCGGCAAGCGCGAATTCTCGGTTGCAATCCCTCTGAACCTCGTCGAGGATCTTGAGCGAGATGGCTGGAACGTCAAATACCGCAAGAACCAGGATGGCGAGTTCGACTCTGAGCGTCCTTACCTCGGCGTCAAGGTCTCCTACAAGTTCCGTGCGCCGGCCATCTGGCTGGTTACGGGTGGTCGCAAGCAGCTGTTGACTGGGGATACGGCCGGCACCCTGGACAACATCACGATCAAGACCGCGGACGTGGTTATCCACCCGTCGGTCTACGACATCCGTGGTCAGAAGGGTATCTCCGCGTATGTTAAGGAGCTGTATGTCGTGATGGACGACGAGTCGGCTTCCTTTGCGGCGAAGTACGCGGATCTCGACTGATCATATTTTGAGACGGGGGTGGGCTGTAAAAGGTCTGCCCCCGTCTTGGGTGAAAGGATCTACTTGTGTTTATCGAAGACTCTGAAAACTGGGCGACTGTTCCTGGGTTTGCCCACTACGAAGCAAACCGTCTTGGCATGATTAAGCGTAAGGATACTGGTGTGATCCTTAAGCCTTTCAAGCGTCGACACAGTACGTCGCGTTATGTGCGACTGTACACAACTCCCGGCGAGGCTCGAGAACTCTCAGTCGCGTCGGTGGTCTGGGCTGCCTTTAACAAGAGGTGGCCAGACAGGGGCCTGTATGTCTGTCACGCAGACGGAGACCTTGAGAATAATTCGATCGATAACCTGTTCCTGGGGACTCGATCGGATGTCCGAAAAACACAGAGGCGTCGAGATGACCTCATCTGGGCGCAGCTACAAGAGGAAGGAGAACTGGTGCTATGAGTAACTGGTTCGAAACCATTGTCCCGAATGACCGTACGTGGACACGGGAAAACATCAAGACTGTGAAGACTGTTAAGAAGGGTGGCGCGAACGATATTGCACGTTACCTTTCTACAGTACTTGAGCGTGCGGATGATCCTGCTCTCAATGGAGACAACTTCACAGCGGTTGTCAATATCAAGAACGGATTCATCCCGGCCAATGGCGACTACTCTGGATTCTCGATTCAGATCGAGGGTATCGTAATGGGTGAGAAGGTCAAAAAGACTGTCAATGGCAGTAGTGACCCCGTGACTACGGAATACGTCTGGGAAATTCGCAAGATCACGTTCATTGTAGATGGCCGAAACAATAACGACCACACCAAGGAAACTGTGATCGATGCCGGCGATGACTGGATCATGCGCGCCTTTACACACGGTGATGAGGCAGAACCCGGATTCGGTAAGGGCGCCAAGTATGGCTCGTGGTGGGCCAACAACGCTGAATTCAACCCGAAGATCAAGAGTACTTCCAGATTATCTATCAAGGAAGCGCTTAGGAAAGACCCTGGAAGGGAGCAACTCTGATGACACAGATTCCTGAAAATATGAAGACACATCTCAAGACCCCGGGAGCTCAGTTCAACCGAGATCCTCGTTCCGAGAAGGTGATCAACCAGGGACTATTGGCAATAGCCAAGAGGGCAGTGGGTAACGTCATCGCAGACGACGAACCTTATACCATTCGGATCAACTTCCAGAATGGTCGGATCGTTGGATCTGAGGCTCAGCCGCGTCTGTCCGTGGAGCTTCTCGATGGACGTTCGACCACATCAACGGTCCAAACCGCATCCGAGACGTCTGAGGTCTTCCTTGAACTCAAGACGCTCGCTGCTGAAGGGTATACGTCGATCACGAACGAGGGATCTTGGGTCGCTCGCATGAAGATGGATGGCAATACGGTGAAGACCGTGTTCGTCAACCGCGATTTTAGCGAAGAAGACCAAAAGCTCATCGAGGCAGCCCTACTTCGTGGGCTCTTGCCGCAGACTCAGATGTAACAGAAACAGGAGATATTCAAAATGGTATTCAAGACGACGATGGGTCCTGACCTCCATGTGACCAAGGAGACGTTTGATACTCCGCCTCGAGATAACCCGCCGGCCGACTTTTCACCTCTGGTGTTGACGGGCTATGACGCAACGATTGACGGGGTGCATTCGTATAAGAAGGACGGCTACTGGTATGTCGACTGGATGGAATGTACTTCGATTTTTGGCCACACGGTCATCAGCGCGATGAGTCCGTTCTCATGGGAGTGGATCGCTCGCTGCTCGATTGCCGGAGGCGGTTGGACTCGAGAGAACGCGGAGTTCTACCACGCGATCCCTGAAGAGGTTCGCGAGCAGTTGTTGTGTCTCCTATTCGATGACGATGACGAATAAACTATATTCTCATCAGGAAGAGGCCCTGAGGCTCCTGCATAGTGGTAATGTCCTAGTCGGCGGTGTCGGCTCGGGCAAGTCACGTGTGGGGGCCTCATGGGCCCTTTCGAAGGCAGATGCAAAGAAGATCGTCGTGATCACCACGGCGCGGAAACGAGACTCCCTTGAATGGGAGGGCGAATTCGCTGCACTCGGTGCTAATTGCGATGAGGTGACGATCGAGAGTTGGAATAATGTCTCGAAGTTTGCTGATTACCATGATCATGTGTTCATATTTGATGAGCAGCGTGTTGTTGGATCTGGTGCTTGGGTTAAGAGCTTTCTCAAGATATCGAAGTACAACCTGTGGATCCTACTAAGCGCAACACCGGGGGATACATGGCTTGACTATGTACCCCTGTTCATCGCGAACGGGTTCTACAAAAACAGGACCGCGTTCTCAGAGCAGCACATCGTCTGGGACCGCTTCGCGAAGTATCCTAAGGTGAAGCGATTCGTCAATACGGGCGTTCTCGAATCTCGCAGACGGCGCATCATCGTGCCTATGCCTGCTGAGAGACACACGAGACGTAATCGCAAGGATATTTTCGTACCGTTCGATCGAGACGAATACGATTTGATTGTCAAGAAGCGGATGGATCCTTGGACAAAGGAGCCGATTCGAAACGCAGCTGGAGTGTGTTACGCTCTCCGGCGCAGCGTGAACTCTTCTGGTAACAGATTAGATCGGTTACACAAGATCGTTGCGAAGCGACACAGAGTGATCGTGTTCTACAACTTCAACTACGAACGAGACGAGTTGCTGAAACTCAAAGACGAATTCGTAGTAGCTGAGTGGAACGGTCACGCACACGAACCAATACCCGAGGGTGACACTTGGGTATATTTGGTTCAGTACACTGCTGGGGCTGAAGGATGGAACTGTGTCGAGACCGATACGGTCGTGTTCTACAGCCTCAACTACTCATACAAGGTGTTGGAGCAGGCGGAAGGTCGGATCGACCGCATCAACACCCCCTACACTGACTTGTGGTACTACTACTTCAAGTCAGAGTCTGGAATCGATTCTGCTATCTCAAAGGCAGTGTCCGAAAAGGCCACGTTCAACGAGCGAGTATTCGCTCACAATCTGTAAAGGAGCGCCATCATGGCGAACAATCTGGTTATGTTCAATCCCGCTGACAACGAGTGGTGTGTTGTCTGTCGTATTGGGAGTATTGGAGATACTCCTAAGACCACCGTCGCATTCTACAAGACTCGAGA